GGATGGTTATCAATAGCACGATTAACGGCTGCTTGCGGATCTGTAAAATAATCTAAGTCATCTTCAGGCTTCTCTTGTTGTGGTGCTGGCTGCGGCGTTTGATTCGTAATGAAATCATCTACAACCTTGCGAAGTTCTCCTACCTCAGAAGACTGACGACCTAGCAGCTTTTCGGCTTCTTGGTGCATCTGTACAACTTCTTCCAGAGATTTACCTTGGTATTTCTCAGGAACTTGAGGCTCTTGAGGTTGCTCAACATGCTCTCCTGGCTCCGGTAATCCAGAACCATCTGAAGAGATTTGTTGAATCTCCTGATCTTCACTTTCAACGCTGACTGCTTGCTCCCCTTCAGGAGGCAGATCAACCATTGACGCTCTTGACATAATTAAACTCCGTGATTGTCAAATCATTGTGGAGATGTTTTTCTTCTACCTGCTTCTTCGTGCTCTCTTATCCATTTCAGGTGTCTGCCAGGGAAATCCCCAGTAGACCCATCCAGGATAAAGGACGGGGCAGATAACCTTTTCTCAGCAGTTTCGCCACAACCGCACCTACTGGACGTAACGTCACTGCTAACAAACTTTTCAAATACATGCCCATTTGGGCAACAAAAATCATAAACTTTTAACATTCTACTCTTCCCAGCCAAAGTTTTCATATGCTTTAAATGTGGCTTTTTCTGGGCAATAGCTTTTCTGCTTATAGTTTATACCACTAAAACAAGCATACTCCTTTAATGTTCTTTTGTCTCCTATTGCGTATTTTCCTGTAATTTTTTCAGATAAAACTTTATTTACCCTTTCTTCGCCAGCCAACATCAGCTTGTTAGAACTTTCTTTGGTGTCTGTTTCCCAGTGCCTTTTCCTCTGCGCCTTGTTATCTTTATCGTGATATTGATGCCAAACAGGGGCTTGAGGGAAGAAAACCGGATCATACCCGTGGGTAAACGTCCTCAATGCCAACGTGCTTTCCTCCCCAGTGAAAAATATTTCAGGGTCATAAGGTACACAATCTACCCAATCTCTGCTAGAAAAAATAAACCCTGCCGCTAACAAAAAACCTTTGTATTGCTTTGGGTCAATAATCCTGGCAGTTTGGCTACAATGAAAACCATTATTAAATGGTCTATCTACTATTAAAACGTAAGTAGAGGGTTTATAACTAGGATAATCCCAATCCTTTTTAGGCAAAAAAACTAAATCTTGGTCGCAGTTAAAAGATTCTTTTGTCTCTACAGCAATAAAAGACCTTGGGTAAGTAGTAAGAACTGGCTTATCTACCCATGTTTTAGCCTTAATATACTGATCCAGTATATAAACATCCCAATCCTTTCCGAAAAGGGTGTGGGAATCTACCTGTAAATATAGCTCCTCATCCTCCATCAGTTCGGTTTGGATCTTTGACCTTGCCCAGCAAGCACCTAAAGATTCAGCAGGGGCGCAGGTCTTATACCTGATATTAATGCTGCTATCGAAGGTTAGATGATCATTGCTTTGGTCAAATACGCCAAATACCAGGTTTTCCTTATATTTAGCGTTCTCATAGCAAGAAGCTATCGTATATTTTAATAAAGGGTCTTCAAATGAAGCTATTGATATAAATATCCTCACTATGCGGCATCTTCTGCCTGATCTCTAGCTGCCTCAATCGTCCCTTCAAGGTTAATAATTGAGGTAAAGGCCGCTATTTGGCCTTTTCTAAAAAACAACTCCTCTAAGTCTTTAACAGTCTGGACATCAGAAAGACGGTCAATATTGTTGGAAACATCTTTTAAGAGTTGTTTGAAGCCTTGATGGTTAAATAACTCATTATAGTTATTGTAATAGGTTTCAAGCTCTGGGGTCATAAGTTCCCTCTTTTTCTTTATAGCAGTTTTAAATTACCTCTTGCGCCCGCCTTTCTTTACATTTCTGGGTTTAGGCTTGTTATCCCTGTGAATAACCCTTTTGACGGGCTTGCTGTAAGTAGCCATACCTCCTCCTATGCAATGTTTGCTGTTTTTTGGGGTTGGTCAGAATGAACTTTTGCTGGTCGGCCTCGTTTCTTAGGCGGCTCCTGCTTACTAGAGTAAATCTTCTCCAACGCTTCTAAGCGGTCCCATTTCGGCTGGAGGTGCTTGTCTACCTGTCTCAGGAGGAGTTGCAGTTCGTGGTCTGTTAGCATTTTCTTTACCTTTGATTTCTCTTTCTTTAAGGAGAGTCTGGGCAGTTTTCAATCTGCGCTCAAACTCTTTATCTTCGCCATCACCTTCTTTCAGGTTTCGGGTAATAGCGTTAATGAGATCAATTTGCAGCTCTTTTGGAGCCGTATCAGCTTCAACAGCCAGTTTAACCGCTCTAGCGGCAGACTCTTGAGATTGCGCTGTTAATGCTGCTGTCTGGGACTGCTGGAACTCAAGCTGTGACTGCTGGACTGCCATCGCCATCTGCTGTGCTTCTGGGTTTGGCTGCATGGCCTGTTGCATCGCTGCTACAAGGTCTTCACGGTTAGACAGGTTCATGTTGTCTATAATGGATTCAACAAGGGTTGCATACAGCGGCGAGTCTTGCTGCATCGTTTGCAACAACTGGACAAGCTGGGTTACTTCGTACTCCCTGGCGATAATACCTAACGTGCTACTAGCGTTGAACTTGTAGTCAGCAACAGGGTAGTTTTCAGGGTCAAACTGCATGTAACGGTAAGCAGCCTTCTTGACAAAGGGGATCAGGAAGGATTGCTGGAAGTTAATCAGGGTGCGCTTATGCCGCTTGATGATCGCCCCAAGGGACATGGAAATACCTGCTGCCGTGGCTTCACCGTTGACTTGCCCTGCGATACCCGCTGAATCTACCGCACCTGTAGACTGCTGCACCATCTGTTGTAAAGCGGCTGCTTGATTGAAGGTAATCGAGTTAACCTGCCCGAAATTAAAGGGCTGTAGGACTTCTCTGGGATCTCCGCTGGTAAGGATCATCTTGCCTGGACGAACTTCCGGCTTAGAGCCTCTGGGAAGTCTGGTAGCATCAATAGCCATCATAGGATGAATAGTAAGACTAAGTGCGTCTATTCTTGCTCTCAGCTCAGTATCAAGAGCTTTTTGAGAGTTATAACCCTTCTCGCAAACACCTCGACCCCAAAATCTTCCTGGGACAACATCCCACGGGAAAGCGATAACAGGGCGATCCTGCATCATGTAGGGATTGGCTTCTGCTTTTAAAAGAATACCGCCGTTAGCAACTACAACAATCGCTTCAACGTATTTTGATTTTTCTTTTTCGCCAGAAAGTTCTTCTATTTCTTCATCCAAGGCATCTTCCAGCATTTCCCTTGGCACTAGACCGTAATACTTGGTTAAACGGACTTTGCTATCATGCCGTATAGTCAGGTCTTGGTCTGGCTCTAAATCCGAATCGGGGGTGGCAAGGCCAACATAAGTGTCTTTGTAGACACCTTCCTCCTGAAGCATCTCCACTTGATGCAGACCAACAAATTCATCAATAGCAACGCCCATAGCGTCTTCAACAGACGTTGAAACGGGGTCAATCAGGAAATTCTGCGGCATGACAGGCTTTAACTTGACCTTAACCCTTTCCTCTATGCTGACACCAACCGCCTGAAGATCACCGCCCATAATAGGCTGGGTGGCAGGAGCCATCTCCTTCATTTCTTCAATGACAATCTCGCCAACACCTGTACCAAAGACAGCAGCGTTGATTAAGCACTCCGCTACAGACTTGCGTATTTTGCAGTCTTCAAAGTCTTCAGTGAGCTTGTTTCTCAGGAACTGGACATCCTGGGGTTGTGTGTCGCCCAGGTTATCTGAAACATCAAACCACTTGCCACGCCCAAAAGTAGCTTCTTCCAGTTCTGCAACATTAGACTCTACGGCCTGTTGCAAGGCAGGGGATATGATCCTTGAACGCTCTGAAGACCTTTCACTGTCAGCAGAGTCCCAGATGCCACGCCAAAGCCTGTAATATTCGTCAAAACGGTAGGAGTAATTAGATTCGTAATGATCTCGCCAGTCATCACACTTTGTCATAACCCAGCTTTCTATAGATTGCTCTATCATCAATGGGTCTACTTCGTATAATTCACTCATGCTGGCCTCCATGTCGGCACACGCCAACACCGATTAACAAGATCAATTTGGTGCTTTAAACTTCTCTGGTTACGCCCCGCCTTGTCTACTCTCTTAGGATAACAGGCGTTGCACCATTCTTTTAAAGGGTCATCAGTCATTGGGGATTCATTTGAACATACACTGCTATTGCATACTAATGATTTCATTTAATACCCTGCAATAACATCCAGTATTTCAGGCTCATCAAATTCCATTTCATTCACCCCGTAAGGGACTTGGGCAAGCTGGTCAATATAACTTAACGAATCTACCAAATCATCATGGGTTAGTGGATCAGGGAACTGGAAGAGTTCATCAAGGAACTTGATATTCCAATCGCCCTTTTCCAACGAGATAACCCCGTTTTCAAATCTGCCCTGTAACGCCCACATAATGCGGTCCGTCTTCTTTCGGTTGCCGTGTGTTAGCTCAACTACCCTGAAGAACTTGTTATATCTCTTTTGTAAATCCATTAAGGGGGACATTACCGCTTGTTTCGCTATGCCGCGCTCAATGCCTACAGATACAGGCTGATACTTGTCTACTGCGTTGAAAATCTTTTGCGCTGTTTCGTTAAGATCCCATCTACCGTGGATAATCTCCCTAATATACCATTCACCCGCATCAGTTACCATCACGACAGAAATCGCTGTATTGTCAAGTTTTGAATTCTTGGAACGCCTTTTCCCGACTTCCTCAAAACCTGCAAGGTCAATAGCAATGTAATAATCACCCATTTCAGGCTCAGAACCGTACTTAATCCAGTCTTCCTTGAACATCTCAGAGCCACGCGCCTCGAAAGATGCCATGAATTCCTGCCGGAAGGCGTAAGAGGACATCGACTTCTTTGCTGTGTCTATTTCTTCAGGGTCTAACAGGGGATTGTCATAGGATGTGTAGTGCCACGCCTTATAAGTCGGGTCATCGCCCAATTCGGCATATTTATAAAGCTCGTAGAAGTGGTTGCGACCTATGGGAGTCCCGACAAACATCGCTGAACCTTTCTGGTCAGTCAGGGCGGGTCTGAGGATCTGTTCAAAGACTTCAGGCTTCATATCAGCGTATTCGTCAAGAACCAGGAACTTCAGGGATACACCCCGCATGGTTTCAGGTCGGTCAGCACCCTTTAAGCTAATCGTGGCTCCATTGATTAATTTGATCTGTAAATTATTGATATGTGAGCCAGAAACAACGGGATGGCCTAACTCTAAAAGGGTTTGCCACATAATGTCCCTGGCCTGTCCCTGGGTAGGTGCAACGTAGAAGACATGGCCTTTATCAGCCTGTAGGGCGTTAACAATGAGCATCCATGCGGCTAATCGGGACTTTCCGGTTCGTCTGCCAGCAGCAACGATCTTGAAACGGGTCGTATCCCCCCAGACTTCCTGCTGCCACGGGAGGAGTTCAATATTTAACTCAGCCCCAGACATGCTTCTTCTTGCCACCATCGTAGGGAACGCCTAATTCCTCGCGGATAAGGGTCTGGGCAATGTCCTCGCCATCAAGGGTGTAAAGGTTAGCCAGAACCCGTCCGTACTTGTCTTCTTTTCCCTTCTCTAACGACTCCAGCCAAACCCTGTCGCCACAAAGTTCTCTCATCCTGTCCCGTGCTTTGTAGCCTAAGACCTTCTCTGCCTTGCTGCGGGTGCGTATTTCAGGGGTATCTATCTTCGCAAGACGGACTTTAGAGCGTTTAGAGATATTAAACGGCAGTCTTATCTCCGTTGTGATGGTATCACCGTCATAAACCGAAATAACGTCAGCAGGAAAGAGGAATAACTGCTGAAGATCACTCATAACAAATCTTCTATTATTCCGGAACATTTTTTAGGTATTGGGCAAGAATCAAACAGATCCTTTAAGTTAATATTTAATTTAGGCGACTTTAAATATAGGCCAGATAAAAACTTACTTGTTATTTTTTTATTTGATAAATCTAAAGGCGACTTGGGAGGCATTAAGCCAACAGATAAATAATAATCTTGAAACTTCATATACTGCCATTTACCACCCAATAACTTTTGTTTTGATGCAGAAAACGTAGCCCATATCGCTGGAATACCATAGGCATGAGCAACAATAATGCCGTGTAGGGACGTTGACACAATCAGCTTGCATGATCTGATTTTATCTATTGTTGTCTCTATTTTCCCGTCTAACTCATTTCCGCAATGGCCTGAAAGGTCTATTATAAAAGATTCTTCAAACTTTTCCTTGCATAACTTGCTGTGGATGTAATGAGGGATAATCCCTATTTTGTGCTTAATTTTTACTTCTTTATTGTAAAAACGAGGCAGCAATAGTGCAGGATCTCCGTATATCTCAGGAACATTAAACCCTTGAAATTCAAGCCACATTCTTGTAATTGGCCCTCTAACTGCAAAAAACTCAGCGTCTTTGCTAGGGCAGAGGTTAATATCTAGTATCCCAGAACCCCAAACTTTGGTAGAAGAGCCAGCCAGTGAAGCAATGCTTCCGACGGCCATATATCCAAAATCATTTCGGTCTTTGTTGTTAAATCCTAAATTTAAATAATGAACTTCCTTGTTTGCTATTTTTTTTACTAAATACGGAGAAAGGGCATCGCCAAAATTCCCAAGAAACGTATACAGCGGAACTTTGTCACTAATGTTGCCCGAAAAACTCATTCATAGGCTTCGTTTTTTCTGGTTTTGGGGTCATCCTTTACAAAACGGCCTTTCTCATCCCTGGCTCTCTTCTTCGGTTTTTTGGATAAGAGCTTTTTCAGCCACTTGATCATTCAAATTCTCCCTCTATAGGGGGTTGGTCAGGAACATCTACTGCCGCTACTCCCGATATATTAATCTGTATGGCATTTCTACCGCCGTCTTTGACGATTTCCTTCTCAAAAGCAGCCACGGGAAGCATACGATCCATCACCATCTTCCATGCAGCAGCCTGATGCTTGTGTTCGTCATTCAGCGCAGCATTGAAAATAGTCTTCAGGACTAACTCAGACTTAGGGGAAGCCAGCATACGAGCCTTGTACTCGTTAATAATCGCTGCATCACCCTTGGGACGACCTACCGGACCACGATTACCCCGCTTCTTGGCCTTTATCTCCGATTTCTTAGGCCGACCACGCTTCCTCTTACGCAGATTGAACTCTCTGCGCTCCTCAAGGTTCTCCCTGTCTTTATCCGTTAATTGCGAGTAATCATCCATCGCCTAGAAAAATACCCGTATTTACCTTCTTTGGCAAGATAAGTATTAATGATGTTTTAAATCAAGAACTTGAAAAACAATTAAACAAAGACTTTTTTTCTAAATTGCTTTATTTTGTATGTGGGTTGGTACTACTAATAATATCATTGCGTGATCCCCCTCCCCGCCCCATTGACTTCAGTGATGATTGGGCCATGCCTGGATCATTCTAAATGATAGTGGGTACTGAAGATATAAGTGTGTGAACGGAACAGGGAACCTACAACAGGTTTAGATTGTGCCTACAAGCACATCCGCTACCATTATCATTCTGACTTATTTTAGTGTGTAGTCTTTATAATTAAATATTATACCATATTTTGGGCAATATTTATAGGCATCAATATTCATACCAACTATCACGCTAATCTATAGGGCATCATAAGCGTTGTAATACTTGGTTCTGTCAGTCGTTATATACATATATATTTGTTCCCAGCAATAACGCTATATATAGGTGAGACTATGACAACACTAACGCACGAAGGCAAAGTAATAGCGACAATATCAGCCGACTGGCAAACGCAAGGCAGAGGAACCAATAATCAGGAATATCAAATATATTTAGCATGTGCTGACGATGGTAACGGAATTGACGTCACAACAAATAAGCCGCTAAAGACTTTTGATGAATGGCTAGGCAATTAAGCCATACCAACAATTAACCCAGCCAAGCCCGCTCTAATGTGGGCTTTTGGCGTGAAGGGGTCACATTTTGGCCTCATAACAAGGTGAGAATATGAACAAACAAAACGCGAGAGTCTGTTACAACTCTTTGACTGATTACAGCAAGGGGAATTTAGTTTTTAAGTGGTTTGATTTGGACGGTAAAACGTCCGAAGAACACAGTGAAGAACTAGCCGAGTGGCTGG